GATTCGGCCGCCAGAACTGTATAAAAAATCTATCAGGGACAGCTCTCTTTCTGTCCGGCAGCAGCAACGGAAGATTTCTCGCTGCTCTGGTGTCAGGATGGAGCCGATCCGAAAATCTTCCTTCGTCTCCTTTATTCTTCTCATAGGATTTTCTGCAATGATATCGTAATCGGTGGCCCAATTAAAAAACTGCCTGAGACATCTAACCTTCCCGTTGTACGTCTTGTCTTTCCACTTCCTGTATACCTTACCGTGTGCGAGATAGCTCCGGATATGGTTCTCCCGTATCTCTGCAACTCCAAGCCCGGTAAACTCGATTAATTTCCGCATCGCAAACAGGTACTGTGTAATCGTTCCTGCGGCCTTCCCTTCCACGATTAATTGGTCCCTCCAATTCCTTAAAACTCCAAAGGTAATGTCGGAGTTTTCAATTAGTTCGTTTGATGTATCATTTTGAACGAAAGTAAAATTACACAGGTTCATGTATAGGACCATTTTCAGGTCTTCGAAATGTTTGTCTTTTATATAATCACTGGACTGAACCAGAATATTGTTGATTACTGCGTTTGCACTCATCATAATTGTTACCTCCTTGTGTATTTCCAAAAACTCTTAGCTATGTATCCCCGTTTCCTCCATTTTCTTCTACAATCTTTATCCGATCCAAGCCTCTATACTTCCGAAGCTCTTCTGTTATCAGGTTCCATTCTTCCTGAAAATTATCCCACCAGCTATTTTGCTGCCCTTTGACACAGATATAATATTGTCCCCGGTAAGCTGCCTGGCTCTCTGCGAAAAGATGTATATATTTAGGCGGCATATTAAGCGCCTTGCTTAATTCCCCCCTTGTAAGTTTCCGGAAGAGAATCTTTCCTGTTAAAGCGTCTGTAACTTCATAAAGGTATTTAGCCATGCTTTTTCGCCTCTCTCTCCTTGCTTCTGTTGTCCAGTTCAACCACCAGGGCCGTAACCATGCTTTTACACAGCTCCGAATTGTGCCTTTCCATGATTGCGCCGGCATCAAGTAAAACTAAATCCCACATATCCATTTCCGGCAGCAGAGGCTTGTCTCTCCACTTCATCCAAAATACATTGTACGCCTGGTCAAATATCTCTCTTATTTCCTGGTTTGTCATACCGTTCTCTCCTTTCTGTACTCACTTTTTTTATCCCGATATCACTGTATCACATTTTATTTTTGGCATGTGAAACCCAAAAACCCTTTATTTTCAAGGCTTCCGGGGTAGTTCTCACATTCTCACCTACTTTTTCGGTTTAGAGAGCTATATATTTATTCACGTGTAAAGCCCTATGTGTTGTATATAAAATATATATATCTCTCTGTAAACAATATATATGTAATAATGTGAGAACCCTTTAAAAAATCCTTATATATCAATGCTTCTCGAATCTCACCTTGATATCACATTTTCATTTTCAGGTGAGATTTTGCGCTGAAAAGTGGTCAAAACGTGAGATTTTATAGGTTCGCGCCAAACGGTATTTCAGAATCCTTGCAATCTTCCAAGTCATCAATAAGAAATCCTCTTGAGAGATTGATTTTTACATACCGCGCCCTGGTATCCCTATTTCCAACCGTTGTCAAGTGAGCGTACTTACCGCCCCTTGTCTTTTCCAGGTATCCGGCCTCGGCCCAATCCTTTTTAACCGCATTAAAGTCAAACCCATTCTCTTCCAGTACGCTTTGTAATTCCGACTGGTTGAACATGCATCCGTCCCTATCAATTTTCCCGAGAATTTTAATACTGAAGTCAGGATTATTAAACAAGCTCTCATTCATTGCGATCCAGTCCACGATAAATTGATAGGCTCGTTCGGACTGCGAAACTTCATCTTCCCTTTTCAGTCCTCCAAGGATATTTACGAGGTCCATTGGAGACTCTCCGGGGAAAAGACACTCCTGCGCCAATTCGTCCGCAAGGAGGATACAGGCCAACGCCTGAATCTGCTTACCAGTGCTTTGAGCGAGAAGGTTGAGCTTCTGGCATAAGTCCTTGTGACGCTGTATCAACTCAGCCTCCGGAATTGACTGCACATGCCTTACAAATACCTCCCCGGCATGTCCGTTATTTTCCCGGACTATCTCGAGAACATGGGCGAAGTCCGTAAAAAGCGGCTTATCTACTTCCAGGTCGATAATACGGTTGATGGCACCGGCGCCGGACTGCTCCCCGACAATCGGCCGTTCCCCGTTGAAAAAAGAGACATTCTCCCACGTCTTTTGATTCTTTTCCTTGCTGTCCCGGCCCAGGCGGCCACGGGTCTTCCCTTCCGTCATTGCGTAAATCAGCTTTTCAAGGCTCCCCCGGGAAAGCTGCGTCTCGTCCACGAATACCGGCAGGCTCTTGAACAGTGCGGCGCGGCTGGTACAGTAATTAATAGTTGAATCTACCGACAGGATTAATTCATCCGGCAGGCCCCATATAGAGGCAGCCACGAGAAAAGCCACGGTCTTACCTGTTCCGGTTCCGCCCCACAGGTGGACGACAAAGCACAGGCATTTTAATTTACTGATAAGCACTGATGCAAGGCTTGCATCCATCAGAAGCCGTACAATCAGGCTCTTTCGATATTCCGTGCATTCTTTGCGCCACTGTTCGGCGGAACCGTGTCCCTTTATCGCCTGAACCGTCTTCTCCTGGGCGTTGTCTCCGTCAAAAACGATTCCCTGCACATAGGGGAAAAATTCTTTTCCTACCCATCCCAAGTGAGAAATCGCTTTTATTACCGGAAGATCATCCTCGTTGATACGGTACATGTCGGATATGTAATTGACAAGGCTCTTTGCCTTCTGGTCGTTCACCACCATCCCCAGATTGGCAAGAGTAACAATCTTTGTTTTAGAACAGCAGATAGCCGGTTCCACCTTGATATCTTTCCATATGTACCGGCCATTCCGCCGGACGCTGAAGGCGATTGTATATTTCTGTTCGCCTGTTTCAATATTCTCGGTTATGCCAACGGGGAGGATTTGTTGGTGGGTTGCGACAATCAAGATAGGTGGGTCTGTCTCCCTTTTTCCCGGAATCCATTTATACACCCCGTCTTTATTGCAAATCCAGTCTCCACATTTTAATTGAACCGGCGCGTCGATGAATTGGGTCACTCCATCCGTTGACGGAAGAACCTTTCCGGAATATGGAGAACTGGACTTCTGGTATTTCAGCGCACTTTCAACCTTCTGCACCACTTCTTTATCTGTAAGCGGCGGTACACACCTCGTTTCATTTTCCACCTGTACTGCCGCCAGTATCGCGTCATCCGATAATCCTTTTGCCTGTAAGCTGCATGCCAGCTTAAACAGCATATTATCTCGACTGCCCTCCGGGATTATCTCCGGAACGGAGAAAGACTCTTTCAGTTTCTTTTCAGGCCGTACAAAATCTATAAACTGATATACTAAGTCATTCGCTTGCTCGATGACAAATTCATCCGGTGCCTGCTCCCACTCATATGCATGTCCGTTTTCATGTATGCTGGGCGGTGCCACAATGTAACCGCCATCGCCGCGGATGTCTACTGCTTTTTCTTCATTTATACTGCAAGGCACCTCTCTGTCAGTTTTGTAAAGCAGATGATAACCTCCGCGGCCGGTAATCGTCCGGCAGGTATCCAGAAGCGTACCGTGTTCCAGCTCCCACTCACGCAGCGTCTCATCGCCGTATTTTCCTTTGTCTTTATCAATGTCCAGGTCAATTACAATAAGCCCTCCGCTCATCTGACCTGTTGCAATTCCAATGTTAAAATTCTGATTTCTCTTCCACCAGCTATTGATGATAGCTGGATCGGTGCTTGCCTTATGGAATCCCTGTTCCATAACAGGCCGTTTGGAACGGGGCGCTAAAGGGAAAACGGCCATTCCCATTTTCGCATAGGCAAGTGCATACTGCCTTAAACTATATTCCTCAGACACTTCGGCCTCCATTCTGTATTTGTGTGCGGAGAGAGGCGGTCAACCTCTCTCCGAAGGTTCACTCAAGTGGCATTCAATATTTCCGTGATATATTAACCAGAGAATGAACGGTCAACGGGTTACTATGTAAAGGGCTTTGCCCGATACAGCATTTTTACTAATTATCTGATTCAAACCCACCATAAGGGCATTCACTTTTTGCGTGTTCTCCAGGGCAGGTATAGCACTTGTTACAAATTTCGCATTCGTCCTGCTTCTGGCAATCTGGACAAATGCAAACTTCACAATCTTTCATTCGTTTACCTCTAAATGTCAATGTCACTGTCAATTTGCAGGCGGAAAACATCCGCGCAAAATCTCCAATAGCTTCTTATCGTTCTCCTTACACTGCTTTGCCAGATTGCACGGCGTATCACATTTAAAATATTCCTTTCGCCTCTTATCTGCCTTGTCGCAATGTTCACATGGTTTATTCATTCCTCTCCTCCCTCTCTCTATTTTCTGCTTCAATCACAATTTTAGTAAATTGTGCAATCGTTCCGCCAATTTTTATAAATCTTTCTGACGGCGTACGCGCATGTCTCCAATCAAGCTCCGCCCCACAGTGTGGACAAAACATGTAATCATCTGCTACGCCAAACCCGCACTCCGGGCATTGATAATCCGGTTCCATGTTATTAATGTCCGGATCAGATCCCATATAGGCCACTATCTCCGGTATCACAACCTTGACTAATCGTACCTTTCTCATTTTCTACTCCTCTAATTTTTCATTATCCCTGCTGCCGCTCCGGCCCCTTGCAGAATACTGCCGGCAGCCAATGGTCTGTTTTGTACTGCGTGTTTCGCTTCACCTGTGGAAGTAACAATGTTTTCCCATCTATCAGATAGGTGAAAAGCGGCGTTGGCTTCCGATGCGCCTTTCCTTCGCTGATAAGTTCGCCCAGCATGTCATATGCCTCTTTCTTCCAGCCAGTCCAAAAAACCACATGCTCACACCTCTCTGACAATGCGTCCAGGTTCCCCTTGTAGTCATAATCGTTCTGCTCAAACAGCCATTCCAGTTCTGCATAGCTCACATGGTCATTCTGCTCTATGTACTCTAATACTTTTTCTTTCATCTCGTCTTTTTTCATTGGATACCTCCTCTAAATCGTTGCCAGCAACTCCATTGCTTCCAAGAAACGACACTTGCTGATAAGCAGGATCGCTTCATTTTCGATTATAGTTCTGCGGTCAAGCTCCGCTTGCATTGCAGAAACCTCCTTTACAAGTTTCCCTGTTGTATTTACTGCCTTATCATAACTCTCCAGCATCCGGTCATAACGCTCTTCTGGTATCATTACCATTTTCTGTATCTCTGCTATCTTCATAATGCTCCCTTTCTGTTGCGATATCGCAACTCTCCGGCCTTAATCTTCATGACAAGCTCTTCATTCGTCATGGTATTTTATTCTCCTTTTTGGCAAGATTTATCCCGATCCGGATCCCTTCTTCTTTTCCCACATTATAGGCGCGGTTGATTGTGCTGACGATCGCTTCGGCAAGCGCCACATCACCCTCGTCCGGCTTTTCAAGCACCTTCATCCAGCTTTCAACAAAGTCCTGTTCATTAATTGGATATGTCATCCTACTGCCCCTTTCCTTCTGCGCTCTTCATTCCCAATTCATAGCCGTACATAAACACCTCCCGGAACTGGTACTCCTCCAACGCACACAAATAGTCTTCTTGTGCCTTGCTTATAGCTGTATATGCTTCGCTGACAGCCTCCGGCGCCGGATCACAGTTCCGATCCAAAAAACCGCTATACAAAGCTTTCAGTTCTTCTTCTGTAAAATCATCTTTTTTCATGCTGATTCCCCCTTTCTTAAGTTCCAGCATTCTATTGCCTCTTTAACACATTCATCTAGTGAAACATACCTGGACGGCTTACCAACAAATCCGACAGTATGGCCTTCCATCAATATGGGGGATGTGCAATGACATCTCTTGCAAGTTATGCGGGCCGTCATGTGTCCGAATGGATTCTCCTGTGTCCGAAGTTCTGCTTCGCCTCCGCAGAACGGACATGGTTTTAAGTTATTCACTTCTATGATCTGTGTCATATCGCTGCCCTCGCTTTCCTAAGCATGCTCCGGTATAGCCGGCGTCGGATTCTAATAATTTTGTTTAACACCCGTACTATGCCCAATATAAATTCTCCGGTTCTCCCATCTGGTACACTATCCATAACCTCTTTCCTGTCATAATCATCAAGCGATAGATAGCCTTCCACTATTTCCGATACATCTTTAAAAATAGAGCTACTTTCACTCAGTACAATCGCGTCGCGTTTCGGCCAGTAAAAAACAAGAGTGTGTCCATGTAAATCATCTGGTATATCTTCCTGGGGAACTGATAAAATCCAATGTTCACTATTTAAAATTTTAAAATTCATCATAAATCCTCCTTAAACTAAATCATGTCGCCCAAATCGTCCGATATTCGGTCTAAATGGCACGATATTCCGAAGAGTGCTTTTCCTAACGAATCTCCTGTCAGCGAATTTGTTTTATTATTATCCAGTTGGTTGATTAACCCTGTAATCGCCATTGATATTCCTTCAACTTCAATTGATAAATCTGATAAATCTTTTTTCATCTAAAATCCTCCTTTAACTTTCGCCGGAACCGTGGTATTATAAAAATGTGTTATAACCTATCGGCTCCGGCCGGTTGCCCTTTTCTGATTGCCGTCAGTTAAGGGCTTTTTCTTTTTCCTCGGCAGCAGGCGTTTCGCCGGCAACGTGTGTAATAAGCGTGTCAAGGTTAATCAGGATTCTTCGGCCAGCGCGGTATACCGGTATCTCTCCCTGATTTACCATCTGCCGGATTCTCCACTCACCGAGGCCGCTATCCGGGTCCTGCTCTTTAAAATAAGCTGCACACTGTTTAATCGTCCTCATTCTCGGTATTTCTGCCATTATGGTTCCTCCTGTAGTTGTCCGGTTCCGGCTAGATAGCCTAACCAAAAGATATATTTTGCCCCATAACCCACCGCGTTGTGAAATGTCTTGTGCTTCGTTTCGGAACCGGCCCTGCTGACGTAATAGGCCAAATAATCATTGAATTGGACTGGCGGTTCTTCTGAACGGTCCAGTTTTTTGATTAACGGAAGTATCTGACCAGCCATACCTCTAGCCTCTTCCATTCCCTTCTCTTTTCTTCTATTTTTCCAGGCATCAAATAAGATTGATAATGCATCAGCACCATATACGTCATAGATATATTCACCGAGACAGCCTAATCCGCCATCTTCCTCGTCATTATTTATACAAGGGCCTTCAAAAGAGGCGTATTTCACAAACTTTTGTGCGGCATCTTCTTGAACAGCGGAGTTGATGTATAGACATTCTTCTTTTTTATCATATATCACAACAAAGTCCGTCAGTTCCGTGCGATACTGGGTGCCAAGTAAGTAAATTAAATGTACCGGAAGTTGCACCGGCGCAACTCGCTTAACCGTTATTTGTTTCATGCTTCTCTCCTTCCTTTTCTATTTGACTTCTTTCTGTGTCATGATTTGTCCATCGTGAAAAACATACAGACGTTTTACTTTAAATTCTTCTGTTCCTTCGAGGCCGATATCATTGCAATACATGTGGTTGACCCCGATTTTCTCATCATTATCGTCAAATACATCCGTGTCATAATACCCTTTCATTTCCGAGATTTCTTTTAAGTCTTTTTCCGAAACAGGGCGTAACAGAAATGATGAGCTTTCTTCTGTAAGAGCTGCTGTTTTGATATGTTCTCCATCGAAGCAAATATCATCAAAGTACAACGCTACACATCTTTCTTCTTTCTCAAGCCATATAATGACGTTTGTGTCTATGTCATTGGAGCTAACCTCCCTGATTGTCATACCAACAAAATCTCTTAAATCCTGACCGCAATAAACAGCGTCACCATATTTCATACCGCGCTCATAATTATCTTTTCTAACAGTCTTATTAATTTTCACTTCTTCTCCTCCTCTTTTATCTTAATATTCTTTCAAATTCTGGTATTACGCTTTCAAAATACACCCAGGTATCAACTTCTTTTACCGAATGTTCGCTCTTGCTCCGCCGGTATTCTCCATATTTCTCCGTCTTAAGA